CTCGAGTTTCCTAGTGCTACGTGCACCTACGTAAGTTTGTTTGCTCCAGCCGAACCCACAAAGTACTTCCAGTGGGTCGGTGACATTGATTTTGTCGTGTTCGTCGAAAATTATGCCACAAAACGATGCAGTGCGCAAGTTAGAATGAACTTCCATCTTAATTGTAAATCCTAACTTAGCAAAATCTTCTGTGGTCGGAATCCTAGGTTCCACTATAAAAAGACCGTCGTCTCCCTCAACGACGCCCGTACAAGAGCTACCTATCCTGTGGCAAGCATACAACATCAACATATAATTGGCAAAGCCATTTCCTAATGAAGTATTCATCTCACCAGACATTCTAGTGGCCGGTATACTAAGTCTAAATCTTTTAAAAGTGCAATTATTGGTTCCGGATAGTTGTTTCAATAAAAATTCAAATAATTTTCTTTCTGGACATGCTTTCAACATGTACCTGTACAAAACGAACTCGATATTCTCCATGATCTCTGACGTGAAATGAGATTCGAATGAAGTGTAATCGGTTGCGACATATTTTGCACCCGGTTTATCAAGAAGCCCGGAGATGTATTCTGGCCTTTCCCTTACGGGAACATGCTTGATAAAAGCGGGATGCGCGTACAGCACCTCCTCAATTCGTTTTATGAAAGGACCCAACAGACATTTAGCTTCATCCTTACGAGAAAAAATCCCGCGGGCATGCTTATATTCTGTATAACATTCGTCCTTCATGAAACATTTAACAAAAAAGTTTCGTCTATCTCTTGGATTGATTATGTTCAGCTTAGTTGCTCTCAAGTCCGCTTTCCGCCATTCTGGATAATGCGTTGAAGACAACCAGGTTTCGAAGGAAAGATCGACCTCAGAACTCAATGGTTCCAAGTTCTTCTTAAGCCAATCAAACACAAATCTTTTCAGTTTATGCAATTCCTTCTTATCTGGGACGGGGACTTTGGCAGCTATACGCTTGCAAACACCAGCAATCATAGTGTTCTGGTCTGTGGCACATGGATGTGGGAGGGTGGCTCCAAAGACATGGCAACCTAATGACTCCATAACG